TCGATTGTTGCTTGGCGATCATCAAGTTCTTTGCTGATGCGCTCGTATGTCTGTGTCTCTTCTGCTGACAAGTCGCGCTTCTCAGCGGTTGCAACATCAAGAATCTTCTTTGCGGCTTCCCACGCTGTTGCGCGTTGTGCCATTTGTTGTTCAATAAATTGTTTCATGGTTTCCTCGTGTGTAGTTGTGATTGGATATGCGAATCTAGTTGTCTTCCGATCGTAGCGGAACGCTTACCAATCTCTAGTCGTAGCGGAACGCTTACCGACAAGAAGAACTATAGACGAGAAGTTAGAACGATTTCAACAGTTGAAGATGTTTTGCAAGAATGTTTACCGAGGCAGGAACTTGTGCTGGTTCGGCGCGAAGTTTGCTGACCGCGCTTGACAGCAGTTCGGCTGATTCGTCTGACAAAGTGTTGCCAGATTCAAGCATCGTGATCGCTTCGGCGAGCTTGTCTGCGTCAACACCTGTTCGTTGCGCAAGTGTGTCTAGAGAACGCACAGTGGCCGAAGTTGCCTTGTAGGCAGGGAAGCCAGTCACGACCGACACTTCATGCAAACGCACTTGACGAAGTTCGCGCATCATGCCGTCATCTGACCATGAGTCTCCACCGGCAGGAACTGAGAAGCCGAACGACATTGAGTCAACATCGCCGCGTTGCATCAGAACACTCAGGTCACGACCGACAGTTGTGTCTGGCAGATCTGCGTTCACTAACAATCCTCGTGAATCTTCTTCGAGACGTAAAGTCTTTGACCTTGTCGAAGCGAGAAGCATCGATGAATCGTGGTTCATGTACATCTTGATCGGTTGACGACTCTTCAAAGATTTTTTGAATGCACCGTCTTTGATTCGCTCGATGAATGGCAACGGTTCTGAATCAGAGTTGAAGACCGCTGCATAACCTGTGAATGACATTCCGTCACCTGTTGGACCTTTGCGCAGTTCGAAGTCGTTGATCTGAATGCGACGTGTCTCTAGTGATTCGCTCATGCCGTCAATCATAACAACACTCACAGGCAGAGTTCTAGTAGATCGTGGGTGATCTTTCGGGAGCAGATCGTTGTCGGTGATGTATTTCGGATTCTGAGGACGGCCGTTGCGCAGAAGGTATAGAAAGGCGTTGACCCGTGCATACGCCCACTGGTCGCGGGTAACACCTGGACGATGCGAAGTTGAGTATGCGCCTGCACCGCGACGAAATACTGAACGCAACTGACCAACCGTTGCGCGTTTCCAATTCGGATCCGATCCATCAAGTTTCTCGTTGTGTTCAGTGACTTTGTTTTTCAAACCTGTCTCGATCGCTTCGGTCAACTCAATCGTGGTTGAACCAGCAGGAGCCTTCGCCGAACCTTTCGGATTCTTATCTGAGCCGACAATCTGATCTTTCGGAGGAGCTGGTGCGCGTTCAGTTGTCATGTGTTCCGATTTAATGTGTTCTGCATTGCGTTCGTAGAAGTCGCGTGCCGGTTGAGGATTCAACGGATTGATTCCCCACAGATAATGCGCTACAGCACCTGCACCTGGGAAGTCTTCATTGTCTGCATCCGAGTTCTTCGGTGCTTCAAGATCTACTGCGTGTCTTTGCGCCCACGCATTTGATCTCACAATTTTATCTTCGGTGATTTCACCTCGTGCTAGTTCTCGTCCTTCGCGAACAGTTTTTTCAGTCAGTCCATCACCAGCAAGACCTTGACCGTAGTAGTCCAATCCTTTACGCGCAGCGGTGCGAATATAGACAGGAACTTCGAAAGATATCTTGCGATCTTCTTCTTCAGGTTGCCAGGCGTTGCAATAGAATCCGCCGTTCACATATGCATCCCATTTGTGACAGTACGCTTTCAAGTCTTCACCTTCGCCTTGCACATTTGTTTCGTCGTAGTGGTAACAGTTACCGCAAGCACGACCTTCAGGAACATCTGGTAACAATGCTGGACGATAGTTATCTGGCAACACACGTTCGCCACCTGGTTCCATATCTTCGGCGATAGATACCGCAACCATCTGATCGATTGCTTCTTGTTTTGTTTTATGACAGCCGATAACTTCGCCGTCTTCTTTGATAGTTGCGAACCCAGAACAGTCTGGTGACTTGTCAGTAATGAAGTAAGGCATCAGACCAACAATAATACTTCAGCGTCATCGTCCAAGATGCTGAATGTGATCGAGCTGGTCGCAGTGCAAGTTGCACCGCCGAGGATGGTCGAGGCGACCGCGTAGCGTCGTTTCGGTTGGATGACAGGTATCTCAACTACAGGTTCGAGAACTGGTTCAATCTTCTTGCGTCGTGGTGCAGCGTATTGTCGACCACCACCTGATGGCGCAGGTGTCGGTTCAGGTGGTGGTGATGTGTCGGTTGCGTCAGCGGTTGCGACAAGTCCGCCAAGGTTTGCTGTGGCGACCGCGTTCTGTGCGACTGCCGTGATCGCCGAAGAAACAAGACCGCCGAGGTTGGCTGATGCGGTTGCAGGAAGTATGACTGTTGCGGTTGCGGTGCTGGTTAATCCGCCAAGGCTCGCTGATGCGGTTGCGAAGACGTTGGCTTGAACATCAGCTAATGCTGACGCCGTGAGTCCGCCGAGTGTTGCTGTGCCGGTCGCAGTGGTTAAGAATGGCGAACCGTCTAAAACATCTGTGCCATCAAGTTGTGAACTGTCAAGAATGAACGAACGCCCAGAAGGACCGTCCAAACCGTACAGCGCATCATCTAGAGGCGAAAGGTCTAACTCGAATCTGATGACCGCCATGGCGGAACTAACTTGCGACTGTTAAGGAAGCACTGAGATTGCCTGAAGAGATTGTGTAGGTGTCGCCGGCTGTGTATGCGTTGCCTGTGATCGTGCCAGAGAACAAGAAGTTGCCGGCACTGACATTGTCGTGCGCGGTGAAGTGTGTTGCATCTTGCGAACCTGCAATGTTCGTGTAAGTGATATCGGCATCTGATGTAATCGCACCGGCTGATGCAGCACCGAACGAAACAGACTTGCGGGTTGTCTCGGTTGCAGGGTTTGCGGTGCCGAGCGCACCAGGATCACCCACATGAAGTTTGATGAACACGGTCGTGACAGCGTAGGAAGTGTTGTTGCCTAGTGCGTCAAGAAACGAGTTGCAAAGATAAGCGGATAAACCTGTCGCCATTACTCTTCAACTCTTTCGGTGATAGTCAAGATGCGACCTTCAGCGTCACGTTCAACTGTTCGCACGGTCGGACGGTTCTCAGGAATGTTTACACGCACAACAGTCTCAGGCACATTGATCACAGGTGCAGCGACATTCACTTGCGCCGGTGGAACATTTACCAGAATCTCTGGCATCGTCACATTCACATCACGCTGATTCACATCGTAAGACGGAGCAGGATCGGCAACAGGTTGCAACATGGTCGGTGCAACACCAGTGTGTTTGATCGGATCCACATCGAGTGCTTTCAACACCGACGCAGGTTCGAAGCCTGCATTGATGAGACGCTGAACCATTGTTGTCTTGCGGTCAAGTTCTGTGAGACCAGCTGCACCAAGATCGACGTTCGCGAGTGGTACACGGTAAGCCTCGCCGCCTTCGGCTGGTCGTAGATCTTCGAATCGTCGCACATCATTGATTGACAACCAACCCGCTTGCAGACCTGATGAGTAGCCTGCGACACGCGAACCGAAGTCACCGCGCATCAGACCATCAAGGTTGAACTTCATGAACGCGCCGTTGGTTAGAAGTTGACGAGAATATCCGTCTTCGATCTTGGTGACATAAGGTCGCAACGTGTGCATCACGAAATGGATGCCGTTCATTTCGACTGATGCGTACGCTTGCGCACCGGCTTGAATCACTCCAGCCATCGATGGTGGCACACGGAACGCGCGAAGGATTTCTTCAACTGCGAATTGTCGTGATTGTAGAAACTGTGAGTCGTCTGGTGCGACCGAAGTTGTCGTGTACTTCGCACCGCCGAACAAGATGCCTGGTCGGTGTGCGCGTCGCAAACCTTTGTGACCTTCTTCGAATCCGTCAACAAGCGACTTCGCTTGTTCGCGGGTCAGGTTGCCTGGGAACTCGATGATGCCAGAAGTGTGAGAACCTTGACCGAAGAACCTTGCAGCGAACTCTTCAAGTGCCTTGGATAGTCCGAGGTTTTCTTTAACAAGTTCAATGCGTGAACGGCCACGAAGATCGCCTGGCAGACGCAACTCGGACAGATGAATCATGTCTTCATGTTCAATGATGTCCTTCTGATCGAACACATAGATCAGACGACGCGACTGATCGCGTTTCACTTCAACCTTTAGAGGATTCAATACAGCCAAACCTGCAACACCAGCCGAGTCACGAATGATGCGTGTGAACGAATTACCGTTCAACAGCATCGACACGAGAACCTGCTGGAAGTGATCGGTGCGAGACACGCCGATCTCAGGCATCTCCAACCATTCAGGTCGCGGACGGTAAGGACGGCGATCGCCGTCAACACGAATGAAAGTATCAACCGGCAATGTTGAGATAGAGTCGGCGATGAGTCGGACACACGCATACACGGTTCCGATCTTTAGAGAATCTTCTTGCGTGACAGTTGTGCCGGCGTTGGTTGTGAATTGGAATGCGTCACCCGCAGCGAATAAAGATTGATACGAGACCGCTCGTTGCTCGCTTCTTGAATCAAACAGTCTTGACAACATCAGTTCTTATCCGCTTTCTTTGACCGTTCCCATGCCAAGGTGAATGCGAGCATTGATAGTCCTATAAAGATTAGCGCAAGCGGAAGCGAGATGTAAAACACTCCGAGCGCAATCAAGAACACTGCAATCATCTCTAAAACTAGAATCATCTACTCTCCTAAACTATGAAGAACCCTGGTTGCTGAATTGTCTCTGTCCGTCTCGTCGCACGATCCACTGCCATCGCCAATGCTATCGCAGCATCAATCTTGCGTTTGGATTTGCCTTTAGATAATCGCCAACCCATATCGGTTGACCGTTGCGCAGCCGACAACACCTGATCGGCAAACACAGGATTCCCATCATGAGCAATCTTCTGATTCACGATCATCTCATACAAAGTTCCGCAAGCAGGCACCATACGCGCAGTCGACTGAGAGAACTCAACCATCGTGAACCCTTCATCCGACATCGCTTCGGCTGACCGTTGAAAGAAGGCTGGGTCATAAGCGAACTCTTGCACCGTGAACTCTCGACCAAGTTCTCGGATGTGTTGCTCAACTGCTGACACATCCATCACACCGCCATCAGGATGCCAGATCTTGGCACGAACAACTATCTGACCAGACTCTTGCGGTTGCGCAACCACGACCGCAATCGAGTCATGCTTCAACGCCATGTCAATGCCGACGAACACAGGAATGTTCGGATCAAGTTCAGCCTCACTGCGACACAACTCCCACGCGCCCTTCGGCAACCAAGACTCGCCATCTGTGCGAACCCACTGGTTCAGACGATAACGACGGTAAGCCGTCTCAGCAGTCTGCATCATCGAGATCTCCATGTCTTCGATGTCAAGAAGTCCTTCAGCCAAGTTTGGGTTTGCGATGTTCCAAGCGTCACGATCGGACACTTCACAATCGGCTGGTGCTTCCCACCACCAGAACCCGAACCGCTCATCCACCTGATCACCAGAGATGACACGCTTGCCATAGTTGTACAAACTTCCGCACACCGTATCCAAGTCAAACCCTGCGGTCGTGATCGCCACAATGTTCGGATCCTTACGCGCACCAGAACCCAAAGTCAACGCATCCCACAGATCAGAGTTCGGCTGAACATGCAACTCATCAAACACAACCGTCGAAGGATTTAACCCTTGTTGCAATTTCGCGTCACTTGACAACACACGATAGATCGCACCAGTCGACGGCACCTCAACAACATCTCGATACACCTTGCACACACCCGACAACGCAGGCGACTGACTGATCTGCCACTTCGCCTCATTGAACACAACACGCGCCTGCTGTCTGTCACCTGCCGCCGAATAAACCTCGGCACCTGGTTCACCTTCGATCAAACCCACCAA